GTCCTGGTCCGGGCGTATCTGCAGGAACGAGAAATTATCGATACCGTTGCCCAGCATGCTGCCTTTGATCTCATAGACCGTGCCGTCGAACATGGCGTCATTCTGCGAGCTGGTCCTGGGCAGGTAAGTGTGGCCCAGCTGCTGCATGAGAGCGATGGTGATCTTTTCGTAGCGTTCACCCTTTTGTTTGGGAGCGAGCAACCGCAGATTTCTAAACGGTGAATGGTCGTAGCGAGAATCGGACTGAACTGGTGCCAGCAGCTGGGGATCGATTGACTGTAGTAGGCTCATGCGCATACTCTAGCACAATCGCCTGACGATCACAAGTGTTTTGATCTGGTGCCCCGTGGGTGAATCGAACACCCGATTACGGATTACGAAACCGTCGCGATACCACTTCGCCAACGGGGCAGTCAGAGAGTGGGACCATTGCCATTACGGAAACCCGTCTCCCCGCCTTGCGCTCGGATATGCTCCAGCACAAGATCCAGAGCTATGGGAGCCCAGTCTGGCAGGTGTTCCACGCTCACGCAGTAGTAACGCGGATCCAGGTCACCCCGGTGATCTCTCACCCTGCGGTAGTGCAGGTGTCCATGGATGTTGGCCCCAAAGCGACCCAGGCTTTCGGCATGCACCGGGATATGGCTGAATATCATGCCATTGAGCACATGGTATGCCCGCACATCCCGGAAATACTGCGCATACTCCCCGAGCCGGTAGATGTCATGGTTGCCTTTGATCAAGACCTTGTCACCATTGAGACGACCCACAGTGGCCAGGGCCCTGCGATTGATCACCACGTCGCCCAGGTGATAGACCTTGTCCCGGGGGCCTACCCGGCTGTTCCAGGCCTGGACCATGTGCTCGTCCATGTCCTCCACAGAGGTCCAGGGTCGCATCTTGGTACCATCCTCACGAAGGAATTCGCACACACCCTGGTGACCAAAGTGCGTGTCACTGACTACAAATGTGGTAGGCATGATCGTCTCCGATTGAGTTGTAAAAAGATAACATATTGGAACGCACTCCCCTCGGACGTTTCACTCCCTGGTGGTTGCGAATGCGTTCTAATATGGTGGGAGCACCGGGATTCGAACCCGAAAAGTCTGGGTAAAAGCCAGATATGATAGCCAGTTTCATCATACTCCCGTCATTGTCGTTCAAAGTTGATTTAACGTGCCAACTCTGGACCCAACGACGGGATCTAGAGCGACACTAGAGCTTACCTCGTTTCATGGTGCGTCTCCTTGTGAAATTTGGCAGGGGATCCAGGATTCGAACCTGGGAATGACGGAATCAAAATCCGTTGTCTTAAGCCTCTTGACGAATCCCCTACAGGTTTGAAAATAGATATTATAAAACGAAAGGATCAGTGATTACCCAAGTACCATCACGGCGTTTCATGACATTTCTACCTGAGTCGTTGATCAAATCCAATGATAAATCGGGCACCGATCCTGCATATTGGACTAATTTTTTTATCAAAGGAAAAATACTTTTATTTTTCTCGGCGACCTGCAGTTGCGTGTTACGAATACGCAGTTGATCTTTTTTGTATGGTGGAAGAACATCGCTGCCAATTGCTTTGATGTTATTGACTACGTCAACAAAAGACTGATCGTCTTCGGCAGATTGTGCCATTTGCCATACCACATCGCGTTCATCTTCTGTAAGATCATACAATCGTTCCACGGAAACTTGATATACTTCTTCCGTGCCAATGGCAGTTTTGACAATTTTGCTGAACCTTGGCAGATGCGGACTTTTGATTCTTTTGCAGAATTTGGCGAAGGCCAAAAATCCACCAGCTGCCACATCGGTTTTCCTATCGCGTTCACCAATCAGGACCTTGATCACATCACCGGTTTTTTTGGCAAAAACCATGGCGTCAACACCTGCACCAATGCTTGTATATCCCTTGGTACTCAACTGTTTTTTGAACGTGTCTAGGGTCTGTTGATTGATGTATTCATTGACTCTCATGCCAATATTTAGCCAGGCATGGCGCATGTTCTTGTGTACCGGGTCAACCAAAAATGGTGGAGGATATCAGAGTCGAACTGATGAATGCGCCGTGCAAGGGCGCCGGTTTCCCACTAGCCTAATCCCCCATAAATCTATTTACTCGCAAACTGGCCCGCCCGGAGGAATTCGAATCCCCAACCTGCCGGGTAGAAGCCGGCTGCTCTCTCCAGTTGAGCTACAGGCGGAAGAATTTGGAGCAGGATACCAGAGTCGAACTGGTGACTGGACGTTGGCAACGTTCTGTTTTACCCCTAAACTAATCCTGCATGGTGCCGGATTCTCACCGGCTTCCGTTGTAATTATACGTCAAACGGTATGACGTGGGCGTTTCTAGGCAGCTCTCATGTGCAGAGCATGCTTGAGACGGTCTGCGGCGTAACTGGCAGCAAAAGCGTCGGGCTTGACCATGGGTATCACATTGCAAACACCACGGATGTAGCCCACGGCCTGCTGTATCACGCAGCTGGAACCGTGCTCTTCGTCGGGGTTGATGTCCAGGTGCACTTCAACATCCCGGCCTTCCAAGACGTCGGCCAACCGGAGATACAGTTCCGAAACCCGATACACTTCGGTCATGAGTCGGTTGGCCGGACGATCCCGGCGCTGATCGTAATCACGTTCAGTGATCACTTCACCAAACAGCCGACAGCCGTGTTTGCCATCCACGTGTACCACGATGGCCAGGATGTAGTCCGCATACCACATGCCCTGCATGCGATAGCGTTCGCTGTCGCAACCCAGGTATATCCGGGTTTCCGGACTCTGGGCCCGGATGAACTCAGCCACTTCCGGTATGTTGATTTTGTGCTTCATGATATCCTCTCTTGGTTTGGTAGGTCCTACTGGGATCGAACCAGTGATCTCTGCCTTGTCACGGCAGCGATTTACCGCTAATCTAAGGACCTAGTCGTAAGTCCAACCCAGCTCGCGCATCATCATCTGCTTGACCCGGACGTTGGGGATGCGCATGCGCCCAACATCCTGGAAACCCATCATCACGCCCACTTCGGCCACGGCGCCTGAACGGCACACACCGGCCTGGCAATGCACTACCACGTTCATGTGGCAGTCCAGGGCATGCTGCAACAGCCTGACCAGCTCACGGGCCTGATCAGTCTGTATCTTTTGATCCTCGGGAAAACCATCTGCCCAGTCCGCGTCCAGGAATTCAAACTGGTGCACTTCCCGGAATTCGTGCCGGGGTTGGGGCCACCAGTTGGATCCGGGATCTCGTATCTGGATCAACATGCTGTTAGAGCCGCAGTCGTGATGAAAACGCTGCGGTATGTCTGCTGCTGCCACGTTTTCGATCCACATCTTGCTCTCCTTGAATTGGTGCCCCAGGTGGGACTCGAACCCACAAAATCATGATCCTAAGTCATGCACGTATTCCTATTCCGTCACCGGGGCGGTGGGTGCTTCCTCCCTGCGGCGGTAATTTAGCGCATCAAGCCTGAAAGTTTTCGTGCCACTACGCCGTCGTTCTCTCATGCCATCACACACGCCTTCCACCCGCTTCACGACCAGGGAGGATTCTCGCATTGCCAGCGCCGGTTAGGTTGGACCGCAGTATCGCTACTGTGAAGCTATCACGCTTCAGAACCACCCGTGGCTATCACGCCACTTCTCATCCCCTGGGTCAGGGTAGCTGCTGATTAGGCAGCACGTCTTGGCGGAGAGTATAGGATTCGAACCTATGGGAAGGATTTTTTCCGACCTGAAGTTTAGCAAACTCCTGCATTCGGCCACTCTGCCAACTCTCCATATTCTTTGCTGGGATCTATCAGCATCCCGTTTTTAGAACCTAGTAGGTTCTTGTTGATGTAAACCACTTTACCGGCATCTGCCAGATAAACAGCCCATCCATCAATCAGCGTCTTATCGATAAGAACTTTCTTACCGTTTACAACAGACGACGCTGTAAGCTCGTATCGTTCAGCTTTTTGCCTGGCGATCTTCTGTCGGTATTTGACTTGTAGTCGAAAGGTCTGACCGGTGCTTGATAGTGCAATCAAGTCCACTGGTGAATGATCATCAAATGCCGGAAAGACATAGTAACCCTTTGTTCTTGCAGGTCATCTATCAC